GGGTGAGAGTTCGGTTGGCCATTGTCTGTGACGCTGTTGCTGCGTGCGCGGGTGGTGAGAGAAAACCATGGCTTGGATAGATGTGATTGAGGGGAAGGTCGTTGACTGCAGTTCCGTGATTGTAGGAAAGAGTTCTGATCTTGTCATCCATTGTAGTGATTGCCAATTTGGTTCGATCTGTTTTTCGTGTACTAGCTTGTTGAATATGTGTTCGCATAGGTCGTGGAAACGTTGGGAGTTTCCGCAATTAGCGTATGCCATTCCTAAGCATGAAGCGGCGAGCCGTGGAAGATCCTGATATTTCTCTGGGAAGTAGAGATGTCGAAGTAAGTCTTCATCAGTGCGGTAGGGTAAACCGTATGAGTTGAAGTAACTAAGAACAGATATTTGGTTCATATCTTTATCGAAGGTGGTCTTATCGGGGCTGAGCTTTGCGTTGAAATAGTACTCGGCTGTTTGAGCGAGCATAACAAGAAAGTGTGGTCCGTAGAGTCTGTGCATCTGTTCCATGAAAGCGGAGATTGAATCATCGCCTTGGAAACGAGCCCAGAAGTTGGGACTGTTGATGTTAACACCAAGCGCTGATAAGCATGTTGTGAGCATAATAGCGTTGCAGAAGGAGTCGAGGAGTTGAGTCTGTTGAAAGCCAGATCCAAATCCGTTATATAGCCATCTGAACAATTTTCCGTTGGGTAGGAGAATTGGTGTGTTGAGAATCGATTCGGTCATCCATTTCCATAGTCTGTCCAATTTGGAAGAGTTCTTTGGTTTTGAGTCAGGGTAGAAAGAAGTCGGTTCATAATGAGAGAAGTCAAAATAAGATCTCCAAATTCTGTGTACGATTCGAATCAGTTGATGAAGTAGTCTGTTGTCAAACTGGCTCCAATCTGCTGAAAGAATTGAATTCGGTGGTCCATTTGTGTGAGCCTCAGTGAATAGCTTTCGCCATCCGCCTCGGATGATTTCTCGTCCCCATAACATTCTGCCGGCGTCCGTGTTCAGAAAAGTCGCTTGAAGCGGCCAAATGAACATGAGCTCTACCATGAGTAGTAGCTTTGGACATCCAAAAACGGCTCTGACTTTGTCAGGTTCGAACTGTCCTACAACGTGTGTTCGCATGTGAAGTACGAGCCAGTAGTAAGGGAGTGCGGTTAATCCGTTCCAGAATTGTTTTGATCCTGTGCCTATAAGGTGAACTAAATACCGGTTGAGTATAAAGATCTGATTGTAAAGGTTGTGATACGTAAGTTTAGAGCTGTTTGCCTTGCCTTGTGATTGACGGAGTCGAAGATAAGTGAAGGGAGTGACTTTTTTGATTGTGTCGATCTCTTGTTCATAGTCATCGAGTTTTGGAAGTTCAGATTCTTCGTCGACATTTCTGTTGACAGGAGAGAACGTGAAGTTCGAATTCGTCCAGGGGGCCTCTGAGCTAACGTTCAGGGTCGTGGGATAGTAGCGTAAGTCGGGAAAGCTGACCGGATGTAAAATTCGGTTAGGTCTGAATGCTTGTGTAGTCCAGGCGATTGCGTTGTCAGTGTGCTGATCAAGTGGAATCGGGTGGTAGGGCTGATCTGCCTTAAAGAAGTGATTGATTACTCCTTCATCGGATCCATCGGATCGTCTGTTCGTGAGAACTTGTTGCAGGTCGTCTTCTGAGTAGAATTTGCGCATGTGTCGTGCGAGCCATTCATTTCTAAAAGATTGGTCCTTGTGTTCATCCTTGTGGAGGAAGTTGTGCTTCTTCGGGATGTCATAAGCATAGTCAGTAAGTTCGACTAGGTTACCATATTGTGGTGTGTGTTGTTTGTTGTTTGACGGTTGAGTCCATCGAGTTAGCGTCTCGAAAAAAAACTTTTTCGTTGAACT